GAACAGGTTCGACTTCTCGTAGTACGGGATGCCGAGCTTCTTGCATTCAGCCTCAAGGTCATCGACCCACTCGCGTGGCGGCGACCAGTCCGGCGTCTGGTTTGATCTCGATGCGCCACCGATCACGATCCAGTTGAAGACCTCCAAGTTCTTGAACTTGAGAGGCTCAATCATCGGTTCGATCGACAGCCACTTCACCTTGGCGTTCACCTTGGCGAAGGCCTTCTCGGCGTTGGCCACTCTCGCCTGACAGTCCACCGAGGTGCCGGCCCAAACATTATCAGGCAGGTCAAACTCGGACATCCTTGACGGGAACTTGGTAAGCATCAGGAAGTTCCACTGCGGAGACTTCCGGATTGAATCAAGCACCGCCTCAATCCATTCCGCTGGCACCCATTTGCCGAAGATGTCGGCCATCGAGCCTGTGAACACGTTCTTGTGTCCCATCCACTCTTTGGCCTTTTCCTCCGGGAACTTCTGGTGCTGTGGCGCGGCCAGCCTTCCTGGTCGCAGCGCCGGTTTGAATCCGTCAGGAAATGCAGTGGTTCCGGCGAACCGTTCGGCAATGTCCCTGGCGTAGCAATACGGGCAGTTATGCTGGCACCCGGTTATAGGGTTCCAGGACCACAGCGCCCATTCGATGGAGTCATTATCCTGGGCGTTGAATCCTGAAACGTCATTCCGCGCCAGGGCTTCGGCTTTCTGTTCGGCCGTCATCTTTTCCCATTGCTCGATGGTGATGGAATCAGACTTGGCCGGCGCGGCCTTCACTGGTTCGGACACCGGCAGGGAAACCCGCGGCTGGATGATTTCCGCGGCGCGCCTGGCCACCTCAGGAATGGCGGCCTTTTCAGGGTTCTTGATTACTTCAGCCGCGGCGCTGATTGCCTGCTTAGTGACAGCGCCCGCCAGAAATTTCTTCTCGACACCCTGGGCGCCGTTTGCTTCGACGGTTCGGATGTCTCGCAGTAGCCTGGCGTTGTTCTCGACGGTTGCCCGCGACACACCAAAATCTTCCGCCACCTTCGCCGCTGTCGTCCGTTCGTGCCGGTCGGGTACTACCCTAGAATCTAGGGTAGTATCCTTCGCCCATCGTGTGCCGATTGCTTCCGCCTTCGTCATTGCCCGGGCTTCGTGAATCTTTGCCATGGCAAGGGCCAGCCTTTGTGGCGTAGCGTTTCTCCTGTGCTTCTGCGTGTCCACAATTGCTTGCAATACATCGGCGCGCGATTCATATTCCTTTTCAATTACGGTGAATGGAAGCCCCAGGCGCTGGCATATGCCATAGCGGTTATGTCCATCCACAAGAATGGAATGGCCCTTCCAAACAAGTAGCGGCTGGTATGCTCCACCATCCTGGATTATGTCCGCCTCAAGTCCGGCCAATGTTTCCGCGTCCAGCGGGTCCATGAAGTCGCGAAACTCAGCGTCGATAATCAATTTCTGGCTTTCCATATCAGTTATCCTTTCCATGAATCTTGCAGTGACACCCATGACAAACATCAATCAACCCGTCCGCATTCCATTCAAAGGTTCCCCAAGGCGGATACTTGGTGTGATGAACTTCCGTTGATGGTTTGGCCTTGCACATTTCGCAAGTACCGCCGGACCTTCTCTTGGCAAGTAACCTGATTCTGTTGAATTCAGGGCTTGCCAGGTACTGGCGATAATTGGTGTAGCTCATTCAAACCCCGGAAAAAGAGAAGGTTGCTTGTAAAAATCAGGGGGCTTGAACGCATTGGAAAGGTGGAGTTTCGCCGGGGAAAAAACGTGGACGCGCCACTTGCCAGCGTGCAACCGGCTCTGCAAATGTTCTGGCCTGTCGCACTTGAGCAATTCAAGAAACCTTTTCTCGGAACGGTAACTGCCATCGCGCCCGTACTTTTCCTCCCCCCTCTCCATTCGCTTGTATGAATTGGCGCCCACGTATGAACTGATGGAAAAGTTTTGAGGTAAAACCTCCGAGACAAGGGCGCAATCGTGAATGGAGTCCAGGTCCGGTCTCGGATCAAAACATGCGTGGCCGATAGATCCAGCCAAAAACGGTTTTAATGATGGGCACTTGGTGAACAAGGACTGAATGGGGTAAACCATTCCAGACGTGGGGCAGTCTGCAAGAAGGCCGTCACTCCTCAAGCCGTCGCAAAGAGTTTCATACCTTCCAGGATTTACCTCAAAAGCGATTATCACGAACTCGTCGATGGTCCCGAAATCGCGCAAGAACTGGGTTGTTCTTGCCAGAACATTCGGCCTGCCGTCCTTGTCGATGTAGCCGCCAGCGGTAAGGTCCACGAAAACCTTTGTGGACCCTGGAAACATTCCGTTCATCGCCCCACAAACTGATTTGTGCGCCTCAGTAAACAGGTTGTATTTGAAGTCTGTTGTGTCACCCGAACCGTATTCTCTGGAATCGGCCGGTGCCCACACGGATTGAAACTTCTCCCACTTCTTTCGGCTTATCACAAAACTCCTCCCCGCAGATCTGGAACAACGCAATCCTTCCCACCGCCACAACCCCGCCAGCCTCATGGGCTGGTCGGGGTGGCGGTGGATCACGATGGCGGGGTGTCGTGACCTGCGTGGGAGGCTCCGGGGAATGAGCGACCCGGCCCGCCCTCACGCTGGTCCTATTCCCAGGGCATCTTCCCGTTGGATGACGGTGCCGCGGCCTGCGCCTTGGGCGCCTCCGCGGCGGGCTTGGCGGCGGACTTCAGCTCCTCCGCGTCCAGCGGCAGGTAGCGATGGACATCGATGCTGACGGTGCCCGGTTTGTCCTTGCGGTCCCGGCTGCGGATCTCCATGCCGGTCTCCCGGCCCTTCAGCTCGTTCAGGTCATCGACGATGCCGATGCTGCCGGTGGCCTCAAGCAGGCTCTTGATCCTGCCGTAGGCGATCTTCCTGGCGGTGGCGTTCTCCGCGTTGACCAGCAGGTTGTCGAACACCTTGCAGCCGTCGAACTCGCCACCCTGCACCTGGAATTCCAGGCTGACGTAGGACGGGCCCCCGGCCTTTGGCGTGCCCTCCCCCACCTCCATCAGCACCACCTTGTAGAAACCGGGCGGCACCGCCTGACGGGCTCCACGTGGCGTCTCAACCTTGTTCCAATCCATCCCTTTCAGGTTCATCAGACAGACCCTCCAATCTTCATCAGTGACACAAAAGTCTTCCAAGAAAGCGGATGCTCACCCGCCTCTATCCCCAGCCGGTTTTTTGCGATCACGGCGGGTGAGCCCACCGCCACAAACACCCGGTCTCCACCCTGCTGCCCGACACCCACCGCGAGTGTCCGGCCATCCTGCGTGGTCCTTGTAGCCGTCTTCAGCCGGGCGTGCAGCACCGCGTCCGACCTTTCAGTCAGCAGGCTGACGACATCCTTGTGAAGCCGCGGGCTTGTCCGGTCGTAGGTGGGCCCGGTCGGGTCCTCCACCTTGGCCGATGTCTCATGACCTATCAGCACAACGGGCAATCCCTTGCCCTGCACCTGCTCGATTGCCTGGAGCAGGTCGCGCCAGTGGGACACCGCCAGCTTGTAGCCGCGGCCGTACGGGATGGACTCGATGTTGACCGCGTTCTGGCCGGTGGCCACCATGTCCCAGATCAAACGCTCAAGGGAATCGATGCCATCGATCACCAGCCCCTTGTAGGACCCGGCCTGATCCCGGACAGCGCGGACGATGTCCAGCACCTGACCGAATCCCTTGGTGGGCACCACCCGCTTGACCGGCAAAAACTTGGTGCCGTTCTCGCAGTCAATCCACAGCGCCCCATCGAGGTCGGCCACCGCCGTGCTCTTGCCGACTCCCGGCGGGCCATACACCACCACCAGTGGGGGATGCGGCTGCACCCCGCTGGTAACCAACTCGTCCAAATTGACCATCTCTCGCAGCTCCTATTAGGATCTAAAAAGTTCCACCTACCGTAAAAAGCCCTCTATCCCACCTCCTCCCCCAGCTCCGCAATGATTTCCACAAACCACTCGGTAGGGTGCCGTTCGACGCCGGCCCAAGGTTTCGCCAGATTCCAGCACTGGCGCTGTTCAAACGGCCGCCATTCCCGAATCGACACCAGCAGCGCCAGCTTCCCGGAGCAGCGCCGGACCATGAACTTGGTGTTGTCGTCAAACTTAAGATCGTGGTTGTCCTGGCAGCCATGCGCCAACCAGTGGCAGTAGAAATCCAGAATCCACCTGGTCCACTGGTCATCCGGCTTGATGCCGGATGGGATGAGGTTTTCAAGCATTGGCCTTTCCTCCCTTGTTGAACGCCTTCTTCTGCTCCGACCTTCTCCGACTCTGCCTTCTCCAACTCTCGGACTTCACCTTCGTTTCCCTGGCGGCCGCGCATGGGGGGCAGCGTGACGGGCGCGCCCCGTTCTTGCAGACGATCACGATGCCACCGCATTCCACGCACTTCTGCCCGGAGTCGCTGACCAGATGCGGGAAAATCTGCACCAGCTTCGCCCGCTCAGCGCGGAGGGATTGGCTGGCGTATTGCTTGGAATAACCCATTTCCCTGCCGATGTCGCAGATGCCGAGCCCCTGTCGGATCAGGTCGCAGATCTTCTTCCCCCTTGCTGTCAGGTGCTCGTAGACTGCGTCAACCTGCTCACGGTTCTCCAATTGGGCCTGACCGTCATCCTCCTTTCCGAGACCCAGCATCAGGCTTCCACCGTCCTCGCCGCGCTCATCGTCCAGGGACAGCGCCCGCAAATCCCGACTGGCGCGCTTCGCCTTCCATTGGCCGTTAAGGTTGGAGCGGCGCAGGAACACCAGCCGCTCAAACAGCGTGGAGAGCGCGCCCTTCTCGGGAGAATGCCACGCCACCGCCTGACACAGGACCATGTGACACTCGGCCTGCCAGTCATCGACGCCCACTCCGTAGGGCGGCAAATACTTCCGGGCCATCAGGAAGGACAACCTGATGTTGTCCCGCACCTGCTGCTGACCGTACGGGGTCAGGCTGAAAAGAATCCTCTGCTTACCCATGCTTGCCGGTCCTCCAAGAATCGCGGCACTTGGTGCATACCGGCCTGCCGTTGAACTTCCCGCCCTGCCAGCGGACCCATTCTCTTTCCAGGTACCTGTTCGCCCCGGCGCAGCTCACATCGTCAGCCTCTGCGCTGATCACCGGCACATGGCACCATGCGCAGATGGAGAATCGCATGACCGATGGCAAGTACATCTCGTGCCCGTTGGGTGATACAAAAATCTCGTGTTCGTAGTCACTGAGTCCATAGGCTTTTCTCAATGTCAGATCTCCAGTAAGTCACAGATAATCAGGTATCGGATCTCGTCGAAGGTTGTTTCCCAGATGGTGCCTTCGAGGGCTTTGGCTAGTTGGTAGCCGGTGTCGTGCATGCTCACTCCCCCCTCTCACCCTGCTCACACCGGAAACACAACCCTCCAAGGTCTCCGTATCCGGGTTGTCCACATTTGCGACAAACATCGGCAATAGGCTCCGGCCTCTTCCGCATGTCGTGCCGCTCGATGCGGATGTACTTCGGCGCGTCAATCGCCACGCGCACCTCCGTGCGCCCGATGTCGATCACCGTGATGGTGGCGGTGCCGCTGTCGGTGATGACGCGGAAGCTCTCGCCTACGGAGCGATTTATTACTAAAGCCATGTGGAAACTCCTGATGTGACGATAAACCCAAACTCTGAGAAAACTTGACTGAACTTTTCGACGCCGCCGCCGATGTAAACAAAGACCTGACCCTGCACCGGTGAATTGGCTGGCGTGCCCGTTTTGTCGTTGAACTTGATGCGCCCGCAGACAAAGCACATGGCCGTTGCCACCTTGGCGATCTGGTGGAACCAATGGGTGTCGGTTGCGTTGTTCACCAGGACAATTGCCTGGGAAAGGCTGGCTGTTTCCTCAACCAGCTTGGTGGCAAACAGACCGACAGATTCCTTGGAATACGGCGGGTTGAGCCAGACGTTTCCGCGCCATTCCTTGGTTAGTCCGTTGTCATCTATCGTGAAATACTGCCCAGCCTGAACCGTTTCCTGCGCCAGTTGACAGCTTGCCGGGTCCAAGTCGATGGAGCCCATCACCGTGCGTGCGGCCTCAATGTATTTTGATGGCGTGTACCATTCGTTTTCCACGCTGTTGTGGGAGACATGGCAGGGTTCTGCGAGTTTCAGCAGCCCGGCCTGGGTAATCTCGCGCCCCTGATCGTTGCAATCCTGAAGGTATTCTTCAAATACATCTTCTTGAACGCTGGCCTCTTTTTGCCAGCGGGAAGATTGTTTGTATGAAACGCCAAAGGACTCTAGTGGTGCCCCTGACATCGTGTCAGGGGCAGATTTGTGGTGCTGGTTTAATGCCTTCTCCATACCCGCCAGCAATTCCCCCGCCCTTCTCTCAGCACGCAGCTTTATCTCCGCTGCTGAATTAGCAGCCTCA